AAAGAATAGGAAAGGATTTTCTACTAGAAAAGAGATACCTGAATCAATAGTGAACAGGAAAACACAGGCAGAGAAAGAGTATTTCAGAATAGTGAAACAGAAGGGTGACAAAATCCCTAAGTTGAGGGCAGCTATCAAATCTGATGATAAAGACCTATCTAACTCAGCAAAAGAGCTTGATGAAGCTATAAAAAGCGAGCAGCGTTTCCTAAAGAGGAGCGTTAATGCAGTAAATACCAATGTGATCTGCCCAATGAGCAGAAAGAATCTGCAGGAGAAAATCGAAAAAGAGCGGTTGTTGAATTGGATGGAAAAGAGAGAAAAGCAACAGACCAGAGGTATCTGCAAGGACAAACATCATCTAGCTGTTGAGTTCATAAAGTCATGCCTGGGCTACATGTCAGATGTCAACAGTTCCAGCTTTTTTAGGAGTTTAGAGGAAATATTGAACCCCGGGAAGGACACGGATTCAATGAATTACATAAAGAGATTTATGCTTAAGGAGCACCGCGAGGTATGTGAAGAACTGAATGGGAAAAATGTACTTAGTATAGCAAGATTCATACAGGAGTTCACTGACCAGCTACTGTTTTACTCCCAGAACAAATGTGACACACATGAGTTTTCCGTAAGCAATCTCGGGTGGGGTAACTGTCTCCTGGTTGTTAAGGGTGGCCAGAAGGTTTTCGCAACAAAGCAATCTAGGATCTACAAACTTATCCATCCTGTTCCTGCATTTTTTATGCAATATACACAACTCTTTAGCCAAACAACAAAATTCTACACTATCGACAATGTTGTATATATTGAATATGGTTGGTCAGTATTGCATGAGTCAGTTCTGGCTGACAAGAGCAGCTTTTTTTCTCAGTGTCTATCATTTCTTACTAACGGACTTGCTAGGGTCACCGCATCCAAAAGAAAGCAGTTGTTTAATAATTACCTTTTTCCTGTCTTGCTTGCTATTAATAACAGGCGTAGTACTGAAGAGATGCTAGGAAACATGCGGTACCTACTAGTGAACCCGTTAGGTAAATATAGCGCAATTGATAAGCTGCTGCCATCCTTTGCATGTGTCCCACAAGATGCAATTCAACTTCACATATTGATGGCCATCAAAGAGAAATATTACACATACTCCACTGATGTAATGGGCTTTGTAAAGTCCATTGAAGAGAAGTCAAGTGAATCTAAAACTGTTGACAACTTCTTTGCCTTCTGCAAAATAGAGAACCTTAACACATTCACCTTCTTTCTGTACTGCACTAATTTGATGACCAAAGCACCTTACACACAGCATCTTGAGCAGGCAAGGAATCTAAAGAAAATGATGGAGACTCACAAAGAGTTCGTTACTAAGCTCAACTACACCAGCCTAGAAGAATCTTTCATGTGTAACAAGTCTGGTGTTGATGTTTTCAACAACGATTTTTATACGGATCAGAACTATAATTTTGAATTAGGAACATTTGCCTCTGATTATTTCAGAGCAAAAGATTGCTTACCTCAGATTCATAATGCCTGGGTCAACATTATGAACAAACCATGGACAAGCATAATGAATGAGTCAGGTTTAAGGGG